ATTCATTCCTGCACTCCCTCAACAGTAGAAACCCAACACAACAAACCCGGCTGGATCGGGTAATCAGCGTAAACCTTGTATGCGTCAACGTGAACAATCCGTGAATCCTCACGCAACACACGCAGACCACTAGACGGACAAAGCGAGTCACCTACAGCGCGCACCAGCTTATCCAGATCAGGCTTAACAGCCGGTAACCCAAACCTTGGCCGCTTAGGGCGCGGCAAAACAAAAACCAAACGCAACCGCACCGGACCATCCAACGGAACGCCGCCATTAAGGCCCCTGCAAGCCTCATACGCGGCCTTAAACACCAATGCACGCCACCTAGTAAGGGCAACCCCCTTAGAGTGCCTCAAATGGCCGTTACGCAAAGCCACCATAGAGCCCTGAGACACCGGCGTGCCCGAAACACCAAAATAAAAACTAGCCACGCTTCCAGCCCTCCTTAGACAACCGCGCCACTTCAGCGCGCAACAACAAAACACCATTAGCGTTCAACGGCACAAACTCGCGCAACTCTCCACGCTCAACCAGCTTGATCAAAGACCCACGCGACTTAGCGGACAATCCCAACAAGCCCAAAGCCTCACGGCGAGTAATGAAGTCTGTGCGCTTAGCACCGGGCGGCCAATCTTCTAGCCGTTCCTCATTCCTGATAGGCATTAACCTAAACCTTTCTATTAGACAGGTGTTGAATTATCCGACGGTTGTCGAACACTGTCACTTATATTTTAACTACACCTCGACTACACCTCAACTACAACTTTTGTACACATGTTCGAGTGTTGCAGAACAAAAGCCGCACCATTCCAACGAAAACCAAACAACCAAGTTAGCGAGTTACAGACAGAGATAAACAACACCAGTCGGAAACCTGGAAAACACTTGTGCCACAAGTAAAAAGGCTGTAAACTAAGCACACCTCCTTTCGACAGGCAATCGCATAAACAGCAAATAGCCCCGTAGCCGGAACCTACACGGTTGCGGGGCTATTTGTTTGCCTTTTAGTCCGATGTTGTATATGCTCGGGGAGGGGTAAATGTCTGTCCACCGCCGACCCGTCTTTGTCAGGTGTTATGTTTTAAAACCCCCTATGGGTGATCTTCCCCACACGATTGGGTCACATGAGGCCCTGGTTACCCCTAACAAAGTATTAATGTTTGTTGGGTGGGTCACTTTTTTAGTCAATTCAAGCGTTTTTCCTGATGAAATTGCTTTTTGTCAATAGATTTTTTTGTGGTGTTGCTAACAGACAATTGGTTAAAGACATGACAAACCCGAAATGTGACGTATTCGTGTTGCTAGTGTCACATGTTGTAGCTATTGACATTGTGTTTGTTGTGTGTAGTAAACGTTTTGTTGTGTTGTGAGATTAAACATATTGATTTGTTTGTGTTTGTGTGTTAGTTGTGCGCAAAATGTTTATGCCTATTTTATTAACGCGCGCGCGCGTGATAACACAAGCGTTTGTTGTTGTAAATAGTTTGCGTTCATTTGGTATGTGTGCGTTATGTCACCCTGGTTTAGGTTGCATGTGTGTAGCTAGCGCGATAGCCTATAGACATGCAAGCGATGTGAATCGCAAGCGGGCAGTCTAAAACATTATGTGACTAGCAACACAGTAAATATACTGGTAATGACACACACGATGCGCTAGACTAGAGATATAGCGAGAGACGCTATACAACAACACACAATGAGGAGATGCAGACAATGCGCAGCAAAGCCTTTGAGACTGTGGCACTGACCACTATTGCCGGTGGCTTGGCTTGGTACCTACGCCCTGAAATGTCCCAGGTATGGGACGTGATCTTAGAAGCCCCGCGCGACGTGTGGGTTATCGCCACTACCTACGGCCTAACCTATCAGCCCACCATTTGGCATGACATTCTGTTTAACAATGGGACGTGGTGGCTTGCTGGTTTGGCTATGTTCTGGCTTGTGGCGCTTGTCACTGTGCGGGTTGTCCGCATGGTGTACACGGTAGGCCGTGAATGGCTAGCGCGCCGCGCCGCCGTAGAGTTTCCCGACTGGCTACCAGGTGACCGCTAAAACACAATGTGGCTAAGGCCACATATTTAAAACTTGATTCATCCTCATATTTTCTATAGACTAATTACATGAGGCAAGGGAACGGGCCTCAAACCTACAAATACCGTCCCCAACACATCACAGATAGGACAAGGCAAAATGGAAATGTTACGCGATGCTAAGGCCCTGGAAGCTATCGCCAATGAGCAGGGCTTGGGGGTTGAGGAGCTCGAAACCTACGCCTACATGAACGACGTTGAGAGCATGGTTAACGCGGCTCTGGGAGAGCTTGCAGGTGAATTTGACACGGAAGCGATCATTAACCGCGCGTTTGGGTGGTACGTACCCAAGTCGTGCTACGTTAACATTGTTAACCCTGATGCGTTCTGGCAGATCGTCGAGGACTGTGAGCTCACCCACGTTGCCCGGTCCCGTACCCGCTAGGGTGCACATCCTAGCCATAGGCTAGCAATATGGGTGGGGTTGCATCCCGTAACCCCACCCTCACAAAAAATATAGACAACACACTGAATGTTAGGACAAAGGAAAATGGAACAGGCACTTACTGGCAACATGTGGGATATTGAACGGTTCAAAAAAGAGTACTTCGAATTTCTGGCCACGTTTGATAGGTTAACCGACGGCTTAGAGTGGCTAATACCACAAACGCCGGGCTGGTATATGCCACGTCTTGAGGGTGCACCGGAAAAGCCGCGCGATATGTTGCCACGTTTTGAGGGCATGGGCTTTGATAGCGCGCTTGCGGTAGCTAGCCTGAAAAAAGCAGAAAAATTTGCGAGTGAGGTGTATTACAATATCCCCCGTCACGAATGGGGCGACGCGGCGCGCCGTTGGGGAATTGGATGTGCGTCTAACCCGAAATTGGGATGCACTGAGCGATGAATTTAAAGCGCAACTCCCAAACGGGGCTGTTTGGAACTTGCGTGCTTTTTGTGAGGACATTGTTCTATCGGGAGCGCGCGGCTGGGAGGGTTACTTTTTGTCTAGTGCTACCCGCTCACTTTGGCGAGCGCTTGACATTTTTAGCGAAATGGACCCGAACGACATTGAAGCGCTTGGGGACGGCTTTTTAGACGACTTATGCACGGCGCTAACCCCATTGGAACAGATCGCTAACGGTGATTACTTTGTGAACTAGTTCACGCAAGCGTTAGGACCCTAGCTTTATGGCTAGGGTCTTTTTGTGTGTGCGTTTGTTTGTAGCCATGCCTAGCGCGTGGCTTTTTTGTGCGTTTGGGCTAATTTTAGGCGGTTGCGCGTAAGCCAATATAAGGGCCTAACTTTGCGTCTAGGTATGTAGTACTATGCCTAAATTTAAGGCTGTCAGATTGGCTTACAGTGCGTTTTGGGGTAGGGTGTTTTGGGCAAAATTTTGTGTTAGGCGGCTCTGTCAGCAAAAATAGAACATAAATGTGTGCTAGTTCATACGTATTTAGCCCTATATTTCTTGCTATAGGCGCGTGCGTGCGATATTATATATACATAAGGGAACAGGAACGGAACCCGACAGGAGGAAACAAAATGGGGCCGTAAACATACCGCATGATACGTACCACACAATATAGCGGGTGCGCAACGTGAGAAATAACACATTAAGAACTACACAGCGACACATGTTAGGAATACCACAATGGGAAACTTAAAGACTAAAGACATGACAAATGTCACTTTTTTTGCTGCCGATCGGCGGCAATTTTTAGTCCCCAAAAAAGCCGTAAAAATTTTCGCAAAAACCTACAACGAAAATGTTAGCGGCCCATATAACCCAGCGGCCCTACGTGAGACCGCCAAGCGCTTCAACGCGCGCAAGGCTGAAGTCAGTGAGGCCCGCAAACAGCTAGGGGCGTGCATCAGCGCCCTACGCACGCAAGGGTGGCAACCACGCGACATTACGGACGTCACCGACCTAGGTGCAAGCGAACAGCGCGGACTACGTACTTCAGCCGCGAACGGCGGTGCCGTCTGTGACCCAGACAAAGCCGCCCAAAAAATTGGTGAACTCGCAAACAAATACTATGAAGCATTAGACAACATGCTTGAAGCTTCATATGCGCGCCGGGCCGCCGTTGCCGCCGTCTACTACAACACAGACGTGCCCGTGGAAACTATCAACAAGGACTCAGGCATTAAAAACAATAGCTTTGTTTTTTGGATTGTCCGTAGCGTGGGCGGTTCCCCAAACCGCAACCGCGTTGAATGACCCCCCCCGACAGTTGCGCCGGGGGACAGAACAGAAAGAGAGAACAAACAATGATCACATTCAAAGCTTACATGCAATACCCCACCAAGCTAGCCGACGGTACCCTCCTTGGCAATGAGTCCGACGGCCCCGCTTTCCTTAAGCATGACATTATCTCTGACGTCATGCCCACCACTGGAGCGCTTGCCGGAGTCATGGTCACTACGAAACACACTAAGGCGATCCCTACCTGCCCCATTGAGATTAACTACGGTCAGCGCGCCCTGGTTCCCCTTGTTACTGCTTGGGCGCTTCCCGACATGCGCGAACAGCTCCTTGTCCCTGGACCTATTGCAGACCGTGAGGGACCCGCCATTATCTACAAAGGACTTGCGCGCTTCAATGGCGGTAAGGACATGGCGTTCGGCGGCAACGCCGCTAACATCACGTTCGATCCGGAGGGAGTGAATGAGATTGTTAACCTCACGCCCCACGCTGTCACTTTCAAGCGTGAAAACATGTCTGACCTAACCGTTGAATCTTCGGGGGCGGCGCGTGCCGAAGAGGTGTTTTCGACTGAGCCTGTAGAAGTCATTGACGGCGGCGTCGCCTATGACCCTATCCCTGTCTATGACCTCTACTACACCGGTAAGATTATTGGTTTGCCCGACCCGGTTCCTGGCCGCGTCTATATTGTTTCCATGATTACAGCTCAGGCATTGCTTGCGCTAGGTATTGAACGTAGTGACGTTGTGTCGCCGGACTATGTTCCCGCCTATGGTGGCGCGCCGTCCGTTACCTTCCACATCTAAAAGGTAGCCGATGCGAAACCTATCGACACGGACACTTGCCAGTATTACCGCCGGGCTGTTCGGCCTAAAGGCAGTGATTCAGGAAACAAAAGGCATTCACCCTGCCAAGCGCGGCACTATTCTAAGGGTTATGAATGGGGTGCAAGACTACGCCGGTTGGTTGGCCGGTGTGGAAGAGGCCCCAACCCCGGCTAGCGAGGTAGCCGACGCCAAAGAGTGCCTAGACGCCCTGGCCTTGCTTAAAGCTTTGGCGGGGGAAGACCCAGAAAACATTGCGGCGGTATTTGCGCAAATGGTTGCTAAGCCGCTTGTCCCACGACTGTTGAAAATGGTCGAAACTGAATCTAGCCCGATTGAAAGGACAAATAAGTGAGCGCCCTAACCTGGAAACAGATTGAACAGAAACTATTAGCTGTCGCGGATGCTATCGAACAGACGCCGGGCGTCTCTAAGCGTGCGGCTTCACGTTGGCGGCAAGCTAGCCGTGTTTTGTGTCGTTACTCGGAACCACATGTTCACGGTATGCGTTTCTTAGAGGGCGATTCTTTACTAATAGCATATGACGAAACGTCATATGGCGTATTGCAGGGTTTGTTGAACGCCTTGCCGCCCACCCTTAGCGATCCCGGAAAAATTGCTCACAGCGCTTTTCATAAGGTGATCGAGCGCGTTATTGAAGATTCGGCTACGGGCAGACATGCGCCTTAGTGGGTATGGCCTCAGTTTTGGGTGATTTGGAGCTTATCAGGGCAACCCAGAGGTTGGGTAGGTCTCTAGGTGTCCGCGTTGAAGTATTGCTGCTTGACAGCGGCGCCCCAGCCGTCGCAGAATCTCTACATGGGGAGGAACAAGAATGAAGCCAGACAAAGACTATACCGACGCGGTTAACTCGCTAGTTGACCGTATTGTAGAAGTAGTTAATCGCAAGATTAAGAGTAAACAAATACCTTCCACTGACGGTATGTTTATTTGCGCGGAAGCGTTCCAAACCAGCCAAAATATTGTTGCGTCCCCAACATCGTTTACCGCGCACATTTACTCTTGCGCCTGTGCGAACGTCGCCTTGGGTGTGGCTATAACTTTAGACGATAAAGAACTTATCACCGACACGCGGACACTTAAAGATATTCTAGAGTTGCATTTCAGAAAGATGCTATTCGAAAAGGAAGAGTTGACTAATGGTTAAGAATGTGTTGTTTAAGCGTGAGCGTGCCCAGTTGGAAGCAAGCATTGCCCTAGTTAAGGAGAGCCTTAAAGGCGGCGGCCTTGACCCTGTTGGGGCTAAGATTACCGCCGGGTATGCTGACTCGCTAAAGGGGCTACTGTTCATGAAAGAATTGAGCGCGTCTAGGAGGGCCTACGCCCTTAACCTGGCTTGGTTCCTTGCCGGGGCGGCGGTCATGTCTAACGATGCACCCACCATTGAGGCGGCTTACCGCGTGCTTAGCTATGTTGAAAAGCGGCTGTCATGAAATACAGTAAACTGCCTCAGTGGATGCGGGATAAGATTTTTCTTGAACCCGGCGGGGAGGTTGTCACGGCTTTCAAATATGACGGTAACCCGTTTGAGTATTGGCGTAACGTGGGTATTATTGCCGACGTCATGGGAAGCTATTGTCATTTACTATCTTCCATTGGCGTATATGCTCGTGGCATTTGGGAGACTGCCTACAGCTACACCTACGGGGAGGTGCGCCTGTCCAATTTTGTTGAGCAAGACTACCCAGGTTTAGTTGAAGAGCTAGACTTTTGTTTAGAAAGGCTTAAGCTTCACGGGGTAGAGGTCACAACATACGCAACCGCGCCGGGTTACACGTTCAATGGCAAAAACACTGTAGATAGAACACACCCGGCCGCGTTCTACCAGGGGCACGCACCTATAGGGTTGTATGACGACAGCGACACTATCGACTGGCTTAGCCGTCACCGACAAGCCCAAGATTACGACCCGGAAGAATGGCCGTATGACTACATGTATGCGGCGGGCTACATTGACGACATTTACTAAGGATAAGGAGAATAGGAACAATGGGAGCTAAGATTTACAACATTGACTTTTCCAACAGCCCCGCGCCTAGCTATCTGTTGCCCGCTAAAGTGGTGAGGGCGCTAGATAGGCCGGAGGCCTGCGACAATTTAATTTGCTTCGTGGGCGAGTGTGCGCATTTCTGTTCTGATGAAACTAAAGACTGTATTTACGAAAGTTTTGAGGCCACTATTAGGCCGTCTGAAGATATCTGTATAGAAGATTATGGCGAACTGTGCGGCGATGCGTACTCTATGTTCTTCACCTCTCACTCGCCGTCTTACTATTGGTTCAATATACCAAGTTTATGTTATTTAGAGGGCAAGGGGCCGGATTTGTCTTGGAAACTAGCTGCGTTCTTGAAAAAGATTTGCGGCGAAAGTAAGCACTTTCTTGTCTGTATCAAACAATCGAGAAAATCTAGGCCGATTATTTTAACTAACTGCGATTTGCGCACGTTCACCCCAAATACTCCCGCCCACCCCGCGCCACAGCCTGAGACGCTGAAATGGTTGACCGATGAACAGTGCGAAATTCTTACGCTACGGTTAGAGCTGTTAAAGCGAGACTTTCAATACTGGTGCAACTATGAGTGCGTGACCCCACCAAAGGAACTATTCGGAAATTCCTTAGACTTCATCAAGATGTGCCATAGCAAAAAACTGTTGGACGGGGCTTCAAGCATCTTAGAATATAACCGTTTGCGTGCGCTGCGTCTGGATATTCTAAGCTTGCAGGGGCTAGGCTTGTTGTGTAATTCTGCAAGTAACGCTGAGAAAATTCTGAACCCGCTCAAGCCTTACCTTGACGCCGTGTACGATCTGCCTGCACCGGCCACAGAATTTAAGGCCACGATTAAAGTTGAAGTTAATGAGGGAGATTCAAACAATGAGTGAGGGTAAGGTGTCTGTTTACCCGGACAAGCAAGCCTTGCTTGGGTTGGGTATTGAGAATGAAACCCCGCTTGCAACAATTGAGCGCGTGTTTGCCGCTAAGAACAGTGAATACGGGGATAGCTGGTGTAAGCGTGGTGAGCTTGCGTTTGTGGCCAGCATGGCGCGTAAGGTTGACCGGCTAGGGACGTGTCAGTCAGGAACCGTGGGTGCGTTTGATACTAAGCTCGATCTGGCCGTCTACATGGCTTTATATAACGTTCTATTGGCTCAACGGGACGGCGATACTACCCCCGTTCATGCCTTGTTTGCGGAGTTACTGCGCAACGCCGCTGGACCGGATAACAAGTACCTTTTGTGGTTGAATTTGCCGCTTATTAGGGAAATTGAAAACGCCTATAGTGTCTTTTTTGAGGATAGCCTTTTTGAAACTTTGCGGTATCAGCCGCGACTTTTTGGAGAGCGCGTAGTAGACCCAAGTGTAGAGTTTGTGGAATGGCCTTGTGAAGAGAACAAAGCCCTCGCCTTGACGGCGTTAGACCAAGCTTGGGCGTTGTATTACCGCGAGCATTCCTACATCAAGGCGTTATGTGGGTGGTGTCACAGTCAGAAATGTTGTTTACACGCCGGTAGGAATATAGAATAAAAACATGAAAAACACAGAATATGCCGAACTTACGGCACTTGGCCTAATCAATGGCGCCCCTTTATGCGCTAAGGAATGGGGCGGCGGTTCAGGTGCCATTAACCCGGTAGCCAACGTCACCGACGAACTGCGGCAAATTGCCAGCGGGAAAAGGCCGCTAAGCCCAGATATCATGATTCGGATTCTTCGCGGCTTCGCAAAGACCATCCCTTTCATGTTTGCTGGGGGCGACAACATTCCTGGCCCTTACAAGCTAATGTACGATGTGCAAGAGCTAGCCGGTACCCTGAGCGTGGCTGAAATGCGTGAGCTACAAGTTCCAATCCGTGACGGCGCCAGCAAACTACACTGTTTAGCCGCCAAGCCAGACCTACAGCCAGTGACCCTAACTGTGTACACCGGTATCAACACCCGCGTAACCCTTGATTATGAGGTTAAACATTGGGTGTGTGGTAATCCTAGGCTTGGGCGCAAGGCGGACACTTTCTGGTACATGCAATGCCTAGAGGCGGTGTTATCGCAAACACATAACATTGGTGCCTGCACTTACCGCGACCTGTTGCACACACTGCAACCCCGGGTGAGCGGTGAGCAATTCCGCGAGATTCAGCGGCCATTCATTGAGACCGCGCTAATCTCACAGACGCTAGAATACGACGCCAGGGCAAAATAATGCTATACACGGTTGAAGAAATTAACCAAGCCCTACTCGCCACCTATACCTTGCATGTGCAAGAAACCACGGGGCCGGTAGACGCTAACATTATCGGCCACCTTGGTAACATCATTAACCATGTGAACGCGTTCGAGTGCGCGGCGTGTGTTGTAGATCAATACAGCGCCTTTAGGCGTGACATAGTTAGCAATATGCGGCACGCCCTAGACTCCCTGAAGTCATTGTCAGAGATTCTAGGGGAAACGCACCGCCTAGTGCGCACTGCCGCCCTAGCTATCGGCGCGGCGCAAGACCAAGACTACGCCGACATGCCGTTAGGGAACGATAGGTTCTTTAATGTTGAAGTAGACGAAAACGGGACAGTGCTATCCGTCAGTGACGATATTACCGCTTCCAGCTTCACCCTTGACTACCGGCTAGGTATGTACGGTAGGTGGGATGCGCAATTAACCTGGCTTCACACATACGCTAAACCGGTTAAAGGCAACATATATCTAACAGATGTAGCCGACTTGCTTTGCGAACCGGACGGGCCGAAACTGTTCTTCCAGTCCTATAAGGCCGCTGAGCAAATTATGGAGATGCTAGAGCCGTTTAAAGCCAAAGCTAAGCTAGGTTAAGCCGGTTTAGGCCGTCTGCGATAGCGTCGGCGAACACGTCACGGGGTGCCCCGATAGGGTGAATCATATCGGGGCGCCCCGCTGTCGGGTTACATGTGGCTACGCTATCCATAAATTTAGCGGTGTAGCCGTCAGCCCTGGCCTTGAACCATTCGGGGCTGAACGCCCTGAAGTCAACCCAAGAATCATACAGGCTAGCGTCTGCCCGTAGTTGTGTGTCAACGTCAAGGATGCGTTTGTTAAGCTCAACATTTTCTTGAGCCGTCGCCTTATCTCCACGCGGGATAGTCCCGCACAAAACAACGTAATCCCACTTTTGACTAGAGCGGCGGGCCGCGATGTAGGCTTTAGCGTCAGCCACGGTTTTAGCGACGCTAGCACCCTCAACGAAAATAGAGTTAGTAGTCTCGCCGGTCACCAAAATGTTCTTTTTGCCGGCGCGCCAAAGGCCCTGGACATCAGTCGCGTTTTTGGTCATGTCAGCCCAGGTTTGGCCAGGGATAGCGCAGTTACTGACGTTAGCGCCGGTAGACTGGATCAGGTTTTTAAACCCGGCCACGTCTTGAATGCCGGGTGCAACCCACCGCGCAAACAGGGAATTAGCATCTACAACAATGTTGTAGGTCTCATCCAATCCCGCCGACCTGGTGGGGCCACTGTTTTGGTTGGCCAGCCCTGCCAAGATCATAGCTAACAGCTCATACCCGCTGCTCATTATGCGAACTCCCCGGTTGCGCGCCAGTTCTTCACAGTGAAGTTGTATTGGTTATCGATGCGGGCATAAATAGTTTTTTCTTCATGCCCGAAAGGCCGTGGCTGTAGCGTGCCCAACATTACCCAGGTGTCTTTGCCTACCGGTTTTAGATAGGCGGTACAGCTAGTGCCGTCGTATTTGAACCGTAGAGAGTCGCCGGACTGCGCCGTAATGTTGGTGTTAACGTTCGGAACGCCGTTGCCGCTAAACTCATACACCATGTTTGGGTTAGCGCCAATCGAGACCAGTTTCTCATTGTAGGGTGTGCCATACAAGCCGAAACTAGAGCGGGGCGTGTCACTCTCAATAGTGGCCTCAATAACGATTGGCTTGCCTAGCTTTAGTTCTGTGCGCCCAACCTGTGAGAGCGGGCCATTCTTAACCTTAGCCTTCTCTGTTTCCGTGGCTTCCTCAACATAGTTCCAAAAATCGGAATTGCCGCGCTTACTGTTAGGCAGTACAGACTGCACATTGTGGGTTACCTTAATGGTGAACCCTTCGGCACTACTACCGGTGACGCTGTTCACTAGTGCTAGGTAGTTGGTGCCACCATATGCCCAGCCGTTGTCAATGAATTTTGGGATAACCGACTTCATAGGCGGTAGGGTGGCTAGCAGTTCGTTAATGTCGTCTAGGTCACCGGCGCTATAGCCCTGCCAGCCAGACCTGGTCTTAATGAAGATCAAATACACGACAGAACCAACGTTGCTGGTTAGCTCAGGCGGAGCGGGCACCCAAGTAACGTTAGCCGGGTGGGTGAGGTCAACAATACCCGGCTTTGACTTGGTTAGGATCACGGTTTGCACATTAGCGGCGGGCGCAAGGGAATACGTGTGGGTGTCGCTAATGTCAATCGTTTGCTCATTACTACCCATAGCGCCGGACTTCAGAGCGTCCAGCTTCCGGTTAAGTTCGTCCAACTGTTCCTTGGTTAGCGAACCGGGGTCGCCCTTTGGGCCGGGCAAGCCTTGTTCACCCGGTGCGCCCTGTGGGCCTTGCGGGCCAGGGTCACCTTTAGGGCCACGTTCGCCAGGGTCACCCTTTGGACCCGGCGCGCCTGAGCCAGACGCGGGAATAGAGGCGCGCACAGCGACAATATCCTCAGCATTTTTCCTGGCCAGGGCCTCAACCTCACTAGCCTTGCTCAACGCTGAGTCGGCCTTACCAGAAACAGTCTCAACAGTTCCACTTAAAGTTTCTGCTTTAAGGGTAGCCTGTTCTGCCTTGCTGGTTGCGGCCTCAGCTTTACTAGTTGCTGAAGATACAGCCTGATTAAGTGCGGGTAGCTGCGTTGCTACATTATCCAGGGCCGCTAGCTTACTCAGGATGTCAGGGGGAATTGACACGTTTTCGTCACCGCTATTCTGTAAATTGTTTAGATCATAGACGCCACCTTGTTTCAGGAAAACGTCAAACTCCAACACTTCACTAAGTGTTTCAACAAGCACATGGTAAGCCCACTTGCTGCTTGGGGTCACGCCGGGACCTAACCCCACTAAGTCAATGTAGGGGTTGCCCTTACTGTCGCCGATTGCCCCACTGTCGTTAATGTATGCGGTTTCACTACCACCAAAGAAAACAGCCCCATTGTCTGTTTTGGCTACACCCTCAACTGTAGGGGTGAAAGTGATTCTGCCCCGGCGACCCTGCAAGCCGGGGTTTGCAAAACGGCCAATAACACGGGCATAGGGTGCCGCCGGGGCTTCAATCATCCTTGATCCTTACCGTCTTCTAGTTTCTCTAGTCGTTCGAACATCCGCGCGTGCGTATTGTGGCTATTGCTTTGTGTAGCGGCGAGACGTTCGTCCAACGTGGCTATTCTTCGATCCATTGCGCCCATACGTTCGACCAACTCGGAGAATCGTTCAGCGTTTTTTGAATCTGTCCTATCGGAGCGCGCTTCACTTTCTTTATTAAGCTCAGTAATCATATCCATTACTGCCGCTTGCATTTCGGCAACCTGCGTCACATCGTCTCGTAAGTTGGTTGAGTGGTGGTTGGTCACCTGTTCGCGCGTATCTTCAATGGCCGCTTGCATGTGGCTTATTTGTGCGGCTTGCCTTTTGTTTCGCCGCCTACCCAAGTAACCAGTGACACCGGTTACTGTTAACGCTGAGACGAACGCGGTTAGCAGCGTTGCTAGCGCGTTGATTCCCTCGGCTGAGTTGATCGGGGCGAGAGGGGCGGCGGCTAAAGGGATCAATGCCGCCCCTAATGCACCAATCAACATTGTTAGCCCTCGCTGTTTTCTGAAACCTCGGGGGTTTCCGTTCCCTGCCTATGCTTAGGGAAGATAGGCTTAGTGAATGGGGTGTGCCAGGAAGAGCACAGAGCAGATACAAGGCCAGCAAGGATAGCGAACGACTCGGGGGTTAGCAAAGCCTGCAACCCGTGCGTGTCAACACCATATGCACCTAACACCACCAAAACGGCGACAATTAGGCGATACAGTGCGGCGCGCTTATCCTGAGTAAACAGTTCTTCACGATGCTTAGTCATTATGCACACACCCTTCCGGCGTTTAGTTCACGCTGAATTGCCTTACCGGTTTCAACCCCGGCGTAACCATCAACGGTGACACCAAGCTTGCCCTGCCATGCCTTAACGGTTTCGGGACCTAGAATACCGTCAGCTTCAACACCAAGGCGGCGCTGAACTTCTTCAACCAGTAGTGAGCCGCCGCCATCGTATTCAATAGCGGTGAAACATTCCAGGTTGTCTTCGTTTTCCTCATCCTGGCCGCTAATGTAGCCGTCGATGCTCTGCCCAAGTAGTAGCTGCATGCGGCCAATAGAGTCATTACCTAACCAGCCGTCAACAACTAGCGTGCCGTCCTTGTTGGTGGAGCGAACAGGGTTAGGGGTAGCGGTAGGGGTAATACCGGTGCTGGTGTATGCAGGGCGGATAATGGCACAAATATCGTCCCAATCACGGGTGCGGCGATAGACGCCACCGCCGTTAGACTGTGAGCCGCCATTGCCGCTTGAGGTGTTACCCTCAATGGTTGCCACATAGTCAGGGTATGCCGCCGCCAGGAACCCGGTATGATCGGCCACCCCGTCACCGTCCCAGTCAAAACAGAGCACGTCACCGGGTAGAGCATTTTCGGGGCTAACCAGTCGCCCAACGTTGCGTGCGTCACGGATCATCCACGGGACATAGGCGTAAACCTGCCCGTTACCTAGTAGGCTGGTGCCCGCCTCTGCGAGCATGTTAGAAACAAACATCGCACAGAAAGGCACGCCAGAAGAGGCAAAGTAAGCTGAGTGGGTTTGCTGAGCGTACCAACGCCCATACTTAGAGCCTTCCAAGGCGTCATCCCAACGGCTATACCCAACCTCGTTAGAGGCATATCTTAGAACATCTGCTGCGGTGGTCACTGTGCAACACCTCCCACAAAATGGTCATAAACGTTGTTAGCGGCCTGAATATGGATGTCGCTAACGTCAATGGGAACAACATTGTTAGGTCCGTCCCCGAACTCGGGCATTGTACCCATTGCCTGAATTTCGTCATCAATACTAGTCATAACAAACATTATACAACTGACCTTGCTAGATATTCCATGTGATAGAAGCGTAGTAGTCGCCGGGCGGGAACTTGCCGCCGCCACTACCTGCAACCACCTGCAAATTGTCGCGCACAACACGCAACGAAAAGTTACCCACCTTTTCGATAAACCCGACGGCTGTTCCGTCGCCCTTGATTGAGATTAGGGGGGCGAGTTTTGCCACGGTCATTATTTGCCCGCTAGAGAAACTTTGTTGTGAACCGGTCAGGCGAAAGTCAGCGTGGATCATTGCGCCATTGCGTTCAACACGCACATAATATAAAGTCCAGCCGCTTTGCACGGTCAACCCACCGTTTGGGAGTTTCTGTCGAACCCCACCCAACACGATTGCACGGCGGTTAACGATAGTGACAGCCACCCGGTCACCCTCAATGGCGGTGCCTAGAATCTCGACGCCGTCGGTTAGTTCGCCGCCGCCGTCCAGGGTTACCTTTGCGGGCTCGACACTATCCAGCGTCCCCCAGCGGAGTTGCATTGCTGCGTCAACCTTTGAGGAAAGCTCAGCCAGGGTTTCAACTAGCGTTGATAAATCTGTGGGCATTGTGATTACCTCAATTTCTTTTAGTGTCGTGTCAACTAGCGCGGTTGGGTTTAAGGTGTATTTAATTTCCTGAATAGTTGCCTTAGCTCTATGCCCTTGCGAGTCGAACAAAACAACTTGGTTAGGTTCCAATGGTAGTGGCGCGTTTTTGATATCGATCTTGCCGACAGGTGCCGAAAGTTCTTGCAGCTTCCTTTGTGCTTTAGCGAACAGTGTTCCGGTACTGTCGGCCTCAACGCCGGTCTCTGTGTGGCTAATCCACCGCCCCCGCGACTGGTAGGAGTAGGGCGAGTCGGGGTTTTCGTTCCTGGCAACACCGGTTAAGACGTGCTTATCTTCAGAGTCGCTACCGCCGCCAGTGGCGTTCCCAACCAGGATAACCTCGTTAGGCACTCCCAGTATATCTTGTTCGCGGGTCCACTCTGCGGTGTGCAAACAGTTCTCACCCGCAACAAACATCCATGTGACGCCGCGATCTTCCGGCAACGCATATGGGGTGATACAAAAAGCGCCTGAACCGTCCGTGTAGAGCGCCCAATAGTTGATAGCGTCCAGTAGGTCGTTAATAATTTTAAGGTAGCTGGTTCCAGCATCCCACACCATAGCGGAGCGTAGAAACTTTTGCTTATCAGTGGCAACAATGTTAGTTTCACCCTGTGCTTCAATTAGCTTTTTAACCAGGGGAACTACCGCCGTGTTAGCCGGAACACTATAGGGGTATTGCGTACATGCCTCACTCAAGATAGAGAGTTTCCCCAACAACTCAACACTAATAGTGGTTCCTGAATCAGTATAGGCCCGTTTAGGGGAAGAATACAGGAACACCCCAAGCGGCCACGTGTAGCCGTTAACGTCAACGTCAATCCTTACACGCTCACTTGCAAAATTGATGCCCTGGCCGATGTCGCCTATCTCAAGTGAAGCAGACGTTCTAAGCTGCGTGGTTGCGGAAACAGACACGCTACCGCTAATCACTTCTTGCAACTCGCTGATTTCGTGTTCAAGTCGGCTAAGCCGGGTAACCGTGTATCTGGTTACCCGGTGCCCAGCCCAATCTATGCTGTTAATGTCCATGCGGGGCTTCAACCTCGGTTACATCGAAACTAATATTCCATGCGCCGTTAACGTCGCGTGGCAAGCTAATTTCCCCTAGTGACACCCACATTCGGCGCCCCATAGGGTCACGGTAGAGCATAACTTGTGGTGTTAACGCTAGCTTTTCTAAGTCTATTAGGCTTTGGTATTCTTCGTCTCGCACATCAGCGGTTACAGAGATTGACCGCTCATATTCGCGGCCCGCGAACAGTACGCCTTTATCCCTGCCTGCGAACCGTTGGACTTTGCGATTCACTAAACCAGCTTTTAGCGTATGTTTAGGTTCCCACGGGAATGGCACGCCGGGGCTTGCGCCGTCTGATATCCAGATAGCTTGCGAGTCTGCGCTAACCGTAAAGTCGGTGTGCGCGGAAGAGGGTAGCTCACTAATAGCTTCCACCCGGTAGAGGGTGTCGCCATTGCTTAGAGCCGTATAGTCTGTGTAGGTTGTGTCTAACGGGACTAGGGCGGCGAGCACTTCCCAAGTGTTGCCACCGTCACGACTACACCACACAGTGTTTGTTACTGCCGCCACATTATCGGCGTTGGTTGGTTGCGGGTTGCTAATGGTGAGGTTAACGCACCCGTTTTTATCATCCCACTTACCGGCGGCAACGGGAGGTAAGGGGGCCGCGTATTCAACCTGGAAAGCCGCCTCAGCTACGTTTGACCATAGCCCAGCGCTAGACTTGGCACGCAACGCTACGCGCCAGCGGCTACCGTTCGGGAGAGGCGTTGCAAACTGTAGCTTAGCGTCAGCCGTTTCGCTGGTTTGGGTTTCAACCAAGTTCCCGTTAGTGTCATACAGCTTGCCTTCGGCGGCTACCTGTGTTGCACCTGACGTTGTGATGAACCGCCAGGTCAGGTTTAGGCGGGAAGTTTTCACTACCGGAGCGCCCAGCACTGCGAACCCCAACAGCACGCTAGGTGGGGTGTCTACGTTAATGTTGGCCACGTCCGACCAGGGAGACGCGCCAGATTCTTCACCTGGCTTAAACAATCCCCAGGTGCGCACCTGCCACTCCCAGCGCCCCACGGCAAGCAAAGGCAACGTGGTTGTTTGGGAGCTACCGACAGTGACGGTTTCCCAACTGGTGCCACCAATAGCCCTATAACGTACTTCAGCGTTTTCTTGCTCTGAGGTATCCCTTGAGTTGTGTTGCCACGTTAGGGGAATGTTTGTGGGGGCAACAGTTTCTTTAGGCACTACTATTGTGGGGGCCGCTGGTGGTTGCAATGGTGGGAGGGTGTTTGATTGGGTGTAGGGCGACACTTGCGCTTTGCCAGGGGATGCTAACGCTACATCCCACGACATTTCCCCAGTGGGGGCGGGTAGGGTAACAAACTTTGTTCCCGCCCCATACTCGGTTTCAGTGTCGCCTTGCTTAACAAACACGACCGGCTCATAACCTAACCTGTTTACCCATGTCAGGTAAACGCCACCGTCTCGGCTGTATTTGACGTTCACGCCGGTTGGTGCGTCAATGGGCGTATATAGAGGATCGGCGGCGGGGGTGCGGTCAGATACGCCTACAGTGTTCCAGGTGTGAACATAGTAGGTGTAGCGTTCGTTTCGGGCCGCTGCGTTGTCTGTCCAGCTGGTGGGTTTGCCTTGTAGTGTGGCTACGCGAACTAGTTTCCCATCGGTCCCTTGACGTTCGATACCTACCGCAAGGACCGGCTTAACGCTGGCGTCATTGTTAACCCAGGTCACATAGGGGCGTCCCTTAACAAGGACGGCTTTAACGCTAGTTGGCCCGCTTGGGCCTTGAATGGGGGTAGCCGGGGTACCGCCACCGCCACCCGTTGCGCCGCTGACTTGCACCGTGTGCGTGTACGAAACGGTAGGGTTACCACCATTCCAGATCGGACCCACGCTTGCGTTAAACGTGTAGCTTTTAGTTCCGTTAACCGCCACCGTGATTGAGCGCGAACCGATCTCACGTGTCACAGACCCGTTGTAGGGGCTAGAGAAACTAAACGGGATATCGGCACTAATAGCACCCGTTGCATGTAGCGTGGAGCTAAAATTGTGGCCGTATCCGTCGCTAGACACAAAGTAGCGGGCGGTGAGCGTAACTGTCTTGGTGTTAGCTGTCACTGTCGCTGGTGACTGTGACACGTTCACGCCAACGAACAGGTAGCCGCTTGACGGACTCCATTTAGCCATGTTCTCACAACCCTAGAATTTCGTTAATTTTACGTTTTGATACGGCGGCATTAGTGGGCGCTTCCCTAACATCGAGATAGGCGTTCATATCCTGCCCGCCGACATTCAATGTCACGGACAATCCGTTAAGGGCCTCAACCAGTGACGCCTTGTCAACACCCTTGTTTTTAAGTGTCTGCCACTGGTTGGAGGTAAACACCGGTTCAGGCTTGCCAGTCTTGTTGACTACAGTCGTAATTCCGGGACGCAACCAGCCGCCTTGGTCATATTTAAAGTGCCCATAGTTTACCGCACCATAGACGCCGGTTTCACGAACGGGAATACCGAATGTAGGAGCCTCAATGATACGGCCAGGGCCAGAAACAACCGCGACGTGATGCGCGCCACCAACACCGGGCGCGCCACCCCAGAACGCAAGGTCGCCCGGAGCGGGGGAACCAATCGGTGAAGAATTAGCTTGGAACGTTGAGGCAGTGTGACGGGGGACATTCTTCCCCATTTGACGCAACGCCCACACAATTAGGCCGGAACAGTCAACACCGCCGGGCACGTTCACGCCACCCCACACATAGGGGGTGCCGATAGCCTTACGGGCCGTGTTGACAAGGTCACCGCCACCAATCTTTTCAGTTTCACCCTTGAAGATTTGCTTCAGGCGGTCAAACCACATGGGCGGCATTGCCTTAACCATGTCGCCAACAGCGCCAGACCCCACCTTGCCAAGCAGGGCGCGGGTAGGGGCAAGCACTAGTTTCTCAATGGTTTCTAGTGGGTGCGTAAACGCATAGCCAATGGACTTTGCTTTATCTTTGGTCCAGTTCCAAGCCTTACCGGCCTTGTCTGTCACCCAACCCCAAGCGTCACCTAGAATACCGCCGTCGGCGAAAGCGGTTTGTCCAGCGTCGCCACCATAGCTAAAAGCGTGGCCGCCGCTTTGGATAGCCAAGCGGTTCATACGGTGTACAGCTTCAGGGCCACCCACAGCCTTAACCCATTCAGGGCGCATAATAGCCTCGCCGCCGCTAAGCTCCAAAGCCCCAGCGGTGGGTGAGTAGAACTTGTGAACGTCCCTGCCCGGAGTGTAGCCGGGTAGAACACCACCGGATGCGAACCCAGCCGTAATGTTGGGTAGACGGGTCTTAATACCAATGGTGCTAGCCGCCGTGTTAAACCAGTTCTTCAAGCCCTTGTTGTAGACGGTTTCAATAACGAACTTTACCGGTGTTTTAGCCGCGTCTTTAATACCGTCCCAAGCCTTGCCGACGGCGTCACCCATCGTTTTAAACCCGGACTTTATTCCGTTCCAGAATGAGGTGAAAATCGGCGCTAGGGTGCTCTGGTACCAATCGCCAACAGCTTTAGCGCCAGACTTGATCAAGTCCCAGGTTTGCTTCAGGCCATGGTCCCAAACCCATTGGGCTACGGCGGCCATGCCCCTAAACGCTGCCTTGATAAGCTCAATGTTGAGGTTGATAACCCAAAGTAGAACTTTGATACCAACCTTGATTAGCTCAAACACGGGGCCGATAATCCAGTCCCAAACCCATTTAAGCACAGCCCCAACAGCCTTAAACACTGCGCCGATAATGTCGCCCCCAACCTGGAACGCCACCTTGAGTGCATCCCAGCCAACCTTTAGGGCGGGTACAACATAGTCAACAAAAACTTGCTTAAGGGTGTTGAACCAAGAAACAAGTTGATCAAACAAAGGTTTGAGATAAGGCATTAATTCGTCAACAAGTTTCTTGCCGCCATTGTAAAGACCTATTAGGGCGTCAACGATTAGCTTTATAACAGCCACGCCAGCGCCCGCCGTTACGGACCCTAGCCACTCAAAGAACGGCGCAATTTTCCCCCAAGCTTGGTCTACCCAATGTTTAATGTCGTTAAAGCCTTTAACCATCTTGTCGGCGAAAGCCTGCATTTTCGGTGCGGCTTTGTCAATGGACGGACCCAGAGATTCAAAAGCTCCCGTAACACGTTTGAGCACCCCGCTAATAAGGGCGGCGCTCATATCCGCTACAAGACCAATAATCCAGCCGATTATAGAGCCCACAATTCTAAAGGCGGGTACCAGCACTGGCATTATGAAGTCCCAAAGTTTTTTGAAAGCATCCGCTGCCGCCTTAATAGGGGGTAACATGCGCGCGAAAGCAGAGGCTAGCTTTTCTATTAATGCGCCAAGTAACCCACCGGCGAACTGTTCCACCAATGCGACAACATCAATAAGCATGTCTCCCAGAACTGATACGACGGGAAGAATATAGGCGGTGACCATTGACACAATGTTAGTTAAGGGTCCCTCAATTTTACTGGCCCCTGAAACAATCGGCGTAATCAGCTTGTCAACGATACCGCCCAGCAAGTGCCCTGTTGTGACGCCGAAAGCATCCACGAACTTTTGTAGTTGCGTAATGGTTGGGTCTAACGCTTGACCTAGTTTTAAGATTTCGCCGCCCAAGTTGGCGACAGAATCCCGAAATTCTTTCGACTTGGTCCACGCCAGAACAATAACGCCAATAAACAAGCCAACCCCGGCGGTCAGGCCAGAGAACAGCCCGCCAATAATGGGCAGGTTAGGGAGTAGGAAACCCAGGGCCGCGCCGATAACGGGAATGATTGCGGAGAAACCAGAGAGGGCGCTAGACCCGTCCTTGTTGGCTACCTCAATAAATTTAACAATTTCGTTGAAGAACGCCTTAGTGTATTCCTGAACTTTCATAATCACGTTCAGGATACGGTCGTAGCCGATAGCTTCAATGACCCTGGCTAATCCGCGCTGAATCTGGTTCTTAACGTTTTCCCATGCCGTAGCAATACCGCGTGTGGCTGATTTGGCTTGATCGGTGAATGAGGCGAACCCGTTGACGCCCTGGCCGTTTAGTTTGATTAGGGCGGCATTGAAGTCATCGAACGAAACTTGACCGGTTTTCATGGCGGTATAGAGTTCCTGCGAGTTGTGCCCAGCGCCCAGCAAAGCCTCGGCGATCTGGTTCAACTGTGCGGGCATGACTTCCATTAGGGCGCGGTAGCTTTGCATATCCACGCTACCCTTGGCTAGCTGTTGCGTGTACTGTGTGAACGCACGGTTAGCTTCAGCCGCGCCCTTACCGCCAGCAAGCAAAGCGTTGTTTAGCGAAATGGCGACGTCGGAAACGTAGGACATTTCCTTGTCAGGCATAGCCGATTTAAGGGCCACGCTCATGTCCGTCATTTCGTTTAGCTTGGTGGGTAGGCCCGTAATAGCCTTATCCATTTTCGCTAGCGCCCCGGAAGCATCCTCGGTGGATACTTTCATATTCTGCATGATGCGGGGGAAGTTGTGGGCGGTGTCCACGCGCTCAATAGCCCCACCTAATTGTGAGGCGATAGCCGCGCTAAGCGCACCAATTGCAGCTATGCACCCAGCAACAGCAGTGTTAAACGATGCTTCCAGGGCTTTACCGGCTTGGCCCGCAAAGAACCCAACCGTGTTACCCATAGCCTTAAGTGGCCCCATCAGGTGTGAGGCAGGGCTGAAAGATTTAAGCTTTTCAGCCATCCCGCTAAGGGTCTTTTGCGTTTCCTCGGGCAATACCTTGAACATGCCTTGCGCGCCCTGTTTGATAGCGCCTTTAAGCTTCCCAATAGTTCCTGTGGTGTTGCTGACAAGCCCATACAGCGTTTGGGCATGTTCAGTCGCTAGCGTTTTGATAGCGCCGCCCGCGTAGCTGACAGCGCCACTAACACCCTTACCAATAGTGGAAGATAGATTACCCACGGCTGAAGTTAATGGCTGAAAAATGTTAGAGACAGCACCAAACGCCTTGGCGAAAGGGGCTGTGATTTTACCAGCCACATTAGAGACGGCCTCATGAATCTTGCTGAAACGATCCTTAACGCTGTCAACAAACTTTGAGGCTGATTCTTTGACCTTGTCGAACACCTCAGCAAATTTAGCTTTGATCGGTTCGATAGCTTTTTTGATCCGTTCGCCCAGCCCAACAAACGCGCCTACTAGCTTGTTTATGGCCGCTTCCGCCGCCGACGCCATGCGGCGAAATGGGATCATGAAAAAGTCGATAGCTGCCGCCGCCTTGACTGACTGCACTATCACGGTGTTAAAAGCGCTGTTAGCTTTAGCTTGAATCTTCTCAAACTCGGGTGCAAGGGCTTTACCTAGCTTGCTGTCGTTAAAAGCTTGTTTTAGCCGCTTGCCGGTTTCAACCGCGCCAGCGCCTACCCCAACGAACGCGGCGCTAATGCCCGCCATTTCCTTAGAGACACTAGCGCGAACGCCACCGATGTTCAGATCTTCTTTTATGCGCCCAAAAGACGATTTAATAATGTTGCGGTTAAGCTCACTCCAATTTGAAGTGATACGGGTGATGTTCTCACCCATTTTCTTATACTCGGCCTTGAGCTCAGGGGAGGCTTTTTGAATGTCTGCCCTTAGCTTAGTGACAAAGCCGCTAGCCATGTTGTATTTTTTGGTAGCGTCTTTCCAAAGCTTCATGATAGCTTCTACCATCCGGTTACCCAGACGGGCGGAAGTTTTTTCCCACTGTTCCTTGTTGCTACTGAACGCCCTGTCAAGGGCTTCAGCCGCGCCCTTAACTGTGGGCACAATAGACACATAAGTGTTGGCTAACTCAATATATTGTGGCCCTGCCATGTTACCTACCTAACATATAGAACTCAGCCCCACTCTGAACTTAGTGAATTAAACAACCGGCGACTAAAATTTTTGATCCGTGTTATTCGGCCAGTTCAGGCGGGGCCAATAGGTGAGCGCTCATTGCTCAATATTGGGAACTAGGCCGACGGTCTGGCTTTTGTTCCTTGCTTTAATTCTAGCAATACGTGCCTTTTCTAGCATGGCCTTAGCGCGTAGCTTTTCGCGCCACCCAATCTCAGGTGGCTTAGGTTGTTCGGGCATGTCACGTTGCTTGGCGCCAAAGCCGCCAAGCACCACGCATGTTAACTGCCATAGCCAACTATGTAGCGCGTGTTCTTCGCCGGTCCATGCGTTTGGCCCGCCGATAGCTTGCCAGAGAGCCGCGCCCGCCGGGAGGTTTTCAACCAAATTCCAAGCCCGCCTTGGGCTCATTTTCCCGGTCCACAAGTCCGCAAGGTTAATGCCGTAAAAGCGCTGAAAGTCGGCCTCAAGCTCGGGGGTGTATTCTGCCACCACCCCGGGCAGGGCGGCTATTTTCCCATGCCTACCTGAGTAGTGATTTCTTCAAGCAGCGTGTTAACGTTTTCGGGGGGTACGCGGCCATCAGGGAGAGCGCAAGTTTCAAGCAGCTTGTCCATAATCTCAGCTGAGGGGACGAAAGCGTCAATCATGGGGAAAATGTTTCCCTTGTGTGCCTGATACATTAGGCGAAAGTCGTTGAACGTGGACTTGTCAATATCCCAGGTGATCCCGCGTACGGTTACGGTAACAATGCCGCTTAGGCCCTGCGCCTCATTGGCCAGCGCAACAGCCGCCTTGTCATCTACCTTTCGGGGCTTGTGATCCTCGGGTACCTTGGCGTGTAGCTGGTTAGCCATCTCGGCGGTAGTCATAGTAACAGTGGTTTCGGACATTGCAACCTCCATTGGGGAAACTGTTAATTCTTACCCCTATTATACAAGAAACGCCACCCACACACTAGGCATGGGCGGCGTCTCCCGAACAACACACAGAAAGGAAATGTCAAACCATCGGCTCAACAACTCAAGGATAGCACGCGGCTATAGCTTGAGTCCATTCTTAACCGCCGGATCATCCGTGATAAGCGTCACGTTACCGATAATGGTTCCCTTGACGCTAAAGGCTGTATCTTCAGTAGCGGACAGCTTATACTCGCTGCGTTCGCCGATCTCAAACCGGGGGATCAAGTACATGTATTGGTAGCCCTCAGACCAAGTGCGCACAGCCAAAGCCACAGACTTAATAGACCGCGCGGAAGAAAGGGTCAGCTGCGTTGCGGGCTTGCCAGGGCCGCCACCCGCCGCCAAATCTTCGGACTTCTTAATATCCCACTGGATAGAGAAAGTCGTAAGGGAGGTTTCCAAGGCCACAAACGAAAATTCAGTATTGCTTTCCGTCATAATCGTTTTGTAGATTTCGTGGCCCTGGTGACCCTTACGCTTATCCGTAGAGTCATTAGGGGAGAACGTGTAGCCATCCTCGGAGTTCCAGCCCACCTCAACCCAGGGAGAGGGCAGGGCCGCGTCAGCCGCCAGCAAGGCAGTAGGCATAGCGGTTCCGACCGGAGCCATAGAAATAGAGTCATCAACGGAACCAAACTGACGGATCGCGTCAAGGTTAAGCTTAGCGTAGGTCATTGATCAATCCTTAGTCTCGGGCGTAAAAGCCTTATTTTCAATGGGGGTAGGGGTTGCCTCATCGTCGACAGCTTCCCCATAATGCAACAACCGCGCACGCTCACCCGGTTCTGCAACTAGAATCTTGTCGCCAACACCGAACGGCCTGCCATTGGCCGTGCCGGGGGCTGTTCCAATCATCGGAAATTCCATTAGACTTGTTCTTTCCTGATTTGGTGTTTGAACCCAAGCTCAAACAACCAGCGGATATCATCGGACGAAACAAGGGGCAGATAGGTTGCACCCGACACTTCGTACCGGTGAAAGATGCGGTAAGGGCCAATATGGGAGATTGGTTGCCGGATAAGCAATTCCCTGATTTGCTGCACCATGCCAAGGCCCTTGCCTTTGGTGTCTGCCCACACTTCAAACTGGAAAAACACAGTGTCGGTGACTTTGTGTATCCAGCCGCCGTTACGGGTGATAACCACAAAAGCCGGTGGGCGCGGGTTAGGAATTTGCCCATAGGCAGGGAAGCTAAGCTCAGCGTTAAGGAACTCGCTTAACGCTTCTGTGAAACCGTCAAACCCGGCTTCGGTGACTAGGTCAGACCCTACCGGCATTGATTGCTCCAATCAGGCTACCCTCACCGTTTTGTTCACGGCGCTTAGCGTCGTAAGATTCTGCCCGCACTTCCGCACCGTAACGCACCACGCGCTTGTGCCGCTGCTTAACCACATAGCCAGGTCCTGCGGCGTGGGCGATCTGCCAAGCACGCCGGTTAATGTCTGAAATGACCAGTGGGTGGTGCATCGTTGCCTTAGCGCCCTCCCAGTTAAGCACGGTTTTGAATTTCAAGGGCATTATTAGTCACCGCCTTCTAACCGTCGGCATGTCATGAATTGGTGGTCAAGTGTTTTCGATATGGACTGCACGTGACGCACTTCGTCGATAATTTCCCAGTCGCGCCCGCCATCCTCGAACCGGACACGTAGCCGCGACTTTTCAATACCTTTGATATGCCCGTCCGTAACTTCCCAGTCGGTTAGCACTTGGGGTGGCAAATATAGTTTCCTAGTGCCCTGCGTAATCTGTTTGCCGCCAGCGCTCAGCGACGCCTCAGTTTGAGACCATACACACACAGATTCAAAAAGAACTTCAGACTCTCTAGTGTCCACCATTTGGCCAGACTGCCAAACAGTTTTAGGCTTTAGAATCTTTACCTTTTGTTGCTTGCTGCGGCTATATGCGAAAGGGGGTAACATGTCACGTCCAAGACTGAATCTTGTAGGGTGCCAGGGTTTCCTTGTCCTTGCTGGTTAGCTGCAACCCGTTACGTTCCCAAGCGATAGACAACTCGCCCGCCTGTTCGCGGGTTGCACCCATCGGACTAGACATTGCACCTAACACAGTGTTGGTTACGATTGAGGCGAACGCCGGTAGGGAGGGGTAACCATGTTTCAGCATTACCCGAACCGACCGGAACCGTTCAGGGAATGACCCGCTATATAGTTCGATCATTCCAGCCTGTGACCAACCGTAAAGGTGGGGTTGAATTGTTTGTCCGTTGATAGCTAGTACATCCACGGACAACACGTGCGTTGAGGGTAACTGCATTGTGGTGTGCCCGTTTCCGTCCAAGGTCATAACCTCGGTGATTACGGGGGCGACATGCCAACCCAGCCATGCCCTAAGCGCGTTAGTAGCCCCGTCGATCAGAACGGGCAGGCGCGGGTCTGCTGCGTGTACTGCGCCGCCGCTAGCGTCCGCAATAACTTCGGGGGTTACAAGCAGGGGGACAGCCGCACCTGCCCGATCTGACAAACTCATATAGGTTTTCCTATTCTGCCTTGGCTAGGGGGCGGTTGCCACGGCTAGCCTTTTTGGGGGCCTCAACCTCAACGGCGGGGGCCTCATCGGCGGGGGCACTATCTTCAATGGCCAGGTGGCGCGGGGCGTGGGCGGGGCCGTCAAAGGCGACTCCCTCAACCTGCGCCCCGCCGTCAGGGGCAATCAAACCAAGTTCGAGTGCATCCTCGAACCGGTAGCGGATACCGTTAAAGATAATCATTAGGACTTCTTCACCACACAGAGGCGGTTCGGGCGGTAAATGGCTAGACCTGCACGGCACTCTGCGCGCACATATACTAGGTTGCGGCGG